CAGGTTGCTCATCCATCTCTTCAGGTTGTTCCTCTTCTGCCTTCACTTCTTCAGCAGCGTCATTTGCATCCTGGGTAGGCATTGCCTCAGAACCACTATCCATAGGATCATCAGAACCTAAATCAGGATTTTTTTCCATGTCTTCTGTTTGATCAGCCACGCTTTCATCAGCTAAATCAGCAAGTTTAGGAGACAGCATTTTAAGGATTTGTCCAATTTTTCCGAGATCTTCTGCTACTCTGGAGAAATCCATGTAATCCATGAGGCTAGCTTCATTTAAGCTGTCTAAGCATTCTGCCTCTGCAAAAACTTCATTAAGGAAGTCAGCTAAATCAATTGTCTCTGCCCCATCTTTAGAAATTAGTATATCAGCTAATTCATTAAGTGTTTTAGACAAGAGAGAATCTTCAGGAGTTTCCTTAGAAATGCTTCTAATTATTTCCGATTCTGTGATGGCTAAACTTCTGAATGTAGGCACATCAGTAAGTTGTTTGATGTCAATGCCATATTTTTCGTTTAGAGTATCAATGACAAAAGCTTTGACGGGCTTCTTCATCTTAAATATTTCCCCAGCGAAGGAGTTAATCTCTGATTTCTTAACAGTTGTTTCGTTCATCGTTAAAGAATTTTTGATGATTTCAGAGATTTGTTTCTTTGTAGCTAATGCAAAGTAAGGTATCTCAGTAATGGTCTGGGCAACCTGATGGCGGATATTCTCCTCTTCACTTTCAAAGATCATGGAGGCAAGCTCTTGGACCTGCGGATTGTCCACCCATACATTTTCAAAACACTGTTTCGCTTCTAATATTTCTTTTTGAACTAATTCTTTTCTGCACAGGTATTCATACAAATCAACTTTACCCTTAGTAGCAACCACAAATTCTTTAGACTCGCTAATCTGCTCTAGGCTTAACTTAGGAATGTCGAAAGAAGTGGAAACTAGGGTAGCTAAACGCATGGCGTTTTGAAGCGCAGGACTCTTTGTTACTTCTTTATTTTCTTTTAAGAACTCAACAAGTTGATCTTTCATCTCTTCAACCCTTCCAAATTCTTTGGAAGTTACTATTGAAGTTTGCTCACCGAATCTGTCAACTTTTTCCTGAAGCCTATTTTTTATCCGATTGTAGGACATTTTAGCTTCAAAGAGAGAAAGTATCTTATCAAAGGAGCCCTCTGCCTCAGGGTAATCATCCTCTAAAAGATTATAAAGAAGTCCTGATATCTTGTCACTTACTGAAGATTCATAAATCTTTTTGTCCTCTAGAACACTTGCATCTTCTACCTGAATTTTGGAGAGCTTCAAGAATGGCTTAAAGCTATACTGTCCACTTATGACGTTGCCACTTTCAGTTAGGTAAGTGACAACACCTTCTTCAACGCCAAACATTTCGACGTTTTCTCTTAAAGTGCGAGCTAAGTAATCTCCAATTTTTATTAGATTACTAAACTCTTTGCCTCGATTTTCAATAAGATTAGTTAACATGATATTAGAACTTCATCAAAATTATTTAGACTACTCTCCACCCTCTTGTTTGTTAAAATGCCTTTGACCCTCAAAGGATTCTAGTAAAATCAGTAATTCATCATCACATCCTGATTCAATGGCTAAACTTTTCATCGATTTAAGATCTAGTTTATTAGACTCTTGAACTGGTGGCGGGGCTCCAGGCTGTTCTTCCTCTCCTCCTCCAGCAGCAGGAGGTGCGCCTCCAGGGAGACCAGCGGCCATGGCTCCAAATACAGGGTTACTTTGGTCTTTTTGCAACTCATTTTCAATAGTCTCTATTTCGTTGTCAGAGAGTTGATAATAATCTTTATAAATCTTCTTCATGGGGAAAATACCTAAAGATTTAACCGCTTGAACAATTCTCGTCTTCTGCTCATCAGTTTCAAGTTGTCTCTTAAGGGCCATGTCGGATGGAGCAGGTAATTTAATTTTTAAACTATCAATTACTACGCTGGGGAACCCCCTGAGCATCAAGTGTCTCTTAGCAAGAGTTTCAAGCCCAATTTCAAGAGACTTTTGTATTCTAGTGATGACCCTGGCAAACTTAACATCTAATTGAGAAAGGTTAGCTTTCCTCTCAGGAGCCTGATCTTTCTCAACAATATAATCCTTCGGAATCTTCATGGCAGCTAAAAGCTTGTCTCGGAAGTATTTAACATCGTCAACTTCTCCTAAGTTTTCAGCGCCTTTTAGAGTCTCAATCTTTGTCCCCGACCCTTTACCGTTGACAGCGATATAGAAGTCTTCATCGGCAGCGAGGGCGTTAAAGTTTTCCTCTATGTTACCTGTTTGAGCATTGTAGCTTTTACGCTTTTTAAACTTATCCATTTGCTTCTTGATATGCATTTCAGCTTTAGAAGCAGGAAGAGACCCAGTATCAATGTAGAATATACGACGCTCAGGAGCACGAACCAAGCGGTAGATAAGCATGGCGTCCTCCATCATCTTGAGACTCTTATAAGTTACTCTAGCAGCAGCAGCAATTGACTTGCCATAAGGGTAGTGAGTAGGATCAGAGGTATGAAGTCTAAAGTGAACTATCTGACCTGGATCCAAATTAATCATGTGAGTATTATCTAACCTGGGTCCAATAGAGCCGTAGGTTGTATAATCATTTTTCTTGGGAACTTCTTGTATGAAGTTTTTAAGATAACCAAACTCATCCTCTACTCTAAAGATGAAGGAGGGGTTTAGGATTTTAATTCTTTGTATCCCAAGTTTTGCATTATTAAGATCAATGATTGTTTCAATGAACAAGTCCCCATACTTAACAACATTTCTTGAAATATCCCATAGATACCGAGTCATATTTATTGTCTCAAACATCTTAGATATCTCTGTCTTGGCAAAGTCATCATCGGTTACAATGTTCCAGGGAGTGCCGTCTATATTTTCTTGAGTGCAATCATCACTGTAGATATCAAATGCAGAAGATATTTCTGGGTATCCATCCATATCTTCATATTCTCGATATCTTCTCTTGCGATCATGTTCAATCTGAGGTAGTATGGGGTAAAAGGTTTTCTCATGATTAAACTCAGAAGCAATTTTAATTACTTCCTTTGACTGCAACGCATCACCTTGAAGGGGTTTAGGTGGAGAAACTTTTCTGTTACTTACAGGATCTACGTATTGATCATCACGAAAGTCCTCTACCTCCCTGGAGAAGAATTTCTTGAAAAATTTACCAATTAGACCATAATTTTGATTATATGGTTGCTGTGGGTTGGCAAATTGAGAAAAACCTTCAGCCCCTTCTCTTATTTTCCTATCAGCCATTTAATATTCTCTTCTGTAAGTGCATTTTTGGATGTCTTCACCTTATATGTATAAGCGTTCTGGATCTTCTCTGGGATATAAGTTTTATCATCGGCTTTTTCTATGAAGGCATTACCTCTTAAGTTGTTAAAAACCTTTATGGCAGTAGCAAAAGACATAATTAAATCATCATGACAGTTAGTATCTGGCTTTACCCTGCCTGTATCCGAGTCAATAATAAAAGTAAGTAGCTCATTAATCAACCTCTCAGAATTTATCATGACCCTACCTGACCTAATATTGTGTTCTAGATCAGCTAAAAGGTTTTCTTTATTTTTCTGAGTTATCAGTATTCCAACCTCTCGGCCATCATCCATCACCAAATTTTCGTATTCAAACTCCTCTTGTAGAAAGTGTATCAAATTATTGCCTATCCCATTTCTCTCTGGGCAGACAAAAGCCGTATTGTATAGCTTTGCCTCATCTGATATAATCTTCGCAAATTCATTTATGGGTGTTCTATTTGAGTAAAACTCAGCCACCTGTTTCCCATTATAGATGTCTAAAATATGGAAGGCTGAGTAATCTCTTTCTCGCCCTAGAGAAGGATCAGCAGCTAAGACATAATCATGGTTGGGTTGTGGGTCTTCCCATATACGCATTTTATTGTTATACTTGACCCAATAATCCTTATTGCAATTCTCCTGCAAGTTTCTGAGTATCTCACCTTCAATGTAAGTTTCACCCGTACCTAAGAAACTAGCCTCATACTCTTGCAACCACTCCTTGTAACTATGTTTTCTTCTGGTAAGCTCCTCCCACTTATCAACTAGTATGGGTGGATTGCAGCTTTCCATCTCTTCGTATAGCCAATCAAACCCTTTGTGTCTCTTATATTCGGGGTGTTCATCCCACTTGATATCAATCGGATGAAATCCGTTGTCTCCCTCCTTTGCTTGAGTATACATTTTGTGAAACCAATTTCCGATACCATTAACCGTAGAGAGACATACCACACGCCCTCCTGTAGACGTTGTGGGGCCTACAGCAGCCCAAATAGTATCAATATGCTCAATGAATGCTGCTTCGTCTAAGATAAGCAGAGAGGCTGAAATAGAGCGCCCTGATTGTTTTCCTGAAGCTTTAGACTGAATAGAGGAACCGTTTTCAAAAGATAAAGTGTGATCATTGTCTCGTGTAGTTTTGGGCTTCATCCAAAAAGGTAATTCCTCGTACATAATTTTGATTCTGGATATCACCTCTTTAGCTTCTGCATCTCCTTTAGATAAAACAGCAACTCTCTTGTTTGTACCAAAAATGCAAAAGTGTAGCGCGTATGCTGCCATCAAAGTTGTGCAGCCTGCTTGCCTAAACTTTCTTAAGATTGTAAGTCTGTAATCTTGAAACTCGTCTAAAATCCTGGATTGGAAAGGGTATAACTTAAAGTTAACAAGACCTCTCATTGGGTGAACAACTTTGATGTAGTTGTTTGTAAAATATTCGCAATCAGCAGAACATTTCTTAAATTCTTCTGCGATCATACCAAGATCTTTACTATTATTATTCATGATATATTTCTCTATTTGTAGTAGAAAAGATAAACAACCAAAGTCTTTAAAAAATCTAATTGATTATAGTAATCAAAAAGAATTTATGGACATAAAGATATCTTTTGATTCTACATCTATTTATGAAGGTCATAAACAAAATATAGAGTTCTTTAAAGAATCAAGTATATTAGAGGATGATGACATCATAGTAATGTGTCATGATGACCTTGAAATTATATCCCAGCCTGAAGATTTATTGAAGTATCTCAGTGTTGCAAGAAAGCCTGGGGTTGGCA